CGAGTACGATACGGCGCACCTGTTATGGGGTGGCGACTTTGTTACCGGAGAAGGCGTGTATGAAGGGCAACACGAACACCTTGATCTCTGGCTCGATGAGCAGGTGGGCATTCTTCACGAACCGCTAATCCGCCAACTCCGTACCTTTGCCGAGGAGTTCACCTGCGTTCAGGTGGTGGCGCAAGTCGGGAATCATGGCCACCTTCGGGCGTCAGGCACGACCTCGCGTGTGAACGCGGACCTACTGCTCTACAAGTCCATCCGCAACACAATCGCCACGCTCGTTGAGGAGAGTGTCGGATGGGCCGAGCACGTCAACTTCTTACTTGGTGAGTCGCGTGGCTACCGGAACTTCCCGCTCCGTGGTGGTGAACTCCGAGGCCATCTTCGTCACGGTCAGAACCGGAAGCCCCAAGCCGAGACTTCTGCCCGCGAACTTGACTGGAAAAACACACTCATCGACCACGACTTTGACCTCGCCTACTTGGGCCATCATCACGTTTCGGGTCGCATCCCGTGGTCCGGCCCGCCTGTGTTTGTTAGTGGGTCGCCAAAGCCCGGCGGCGAGTTCGTTGACAAGATTGGTGGCTCGCGGTCGTCCAGACAGCATACGGAGATTGCCCATGTGCATGGCGTCTCCGATGACGGCCTGACCGGGAGCTATCCTATCGACACGCGACACTATGACCGATGATACTAACGGTTCATGCAACCATGAGTGTATACTATGGCAACGACTGACGCACCACGATACAATACGGTAATTCACAAGTCGGCACAGCGGGAGTTACATCAAGCCCCAGTGGAGACGGCCCAACAGTTGCGGCAGAGTATCCACGAGGCAGCGACGTATCCCCAACCGACGATGCACCCGGACATACGGCCCCTGCGTGGCACGGAGAACTTGTTTCGGGTGCGACAAGGCCAGTATCGGGCGTTGTGTGACCTTCGCCCGCCAACGCTTCGGGTGCTGTTGGTACACGAGAGGGATGGGGTGTATTCGTGTATTGAGCAAGCGCAATCCCGGCGTTAATGAAAACACTTATGTTACATCCCCTACTACTGTAGTGTATGCAACAGATGACTGTTGACACGCTGGAAGTGGGCGACAAGATTACGCAGGACGGCCTCAAGGTCTGCACGGTCGTTAAAACGGGCGTGCGGTACCTGAGCAACGACGATTACGTTTTGCTTGAGAGCGAGCAAGCTGTTACGGGCAAGACGCAACAGAGCAAGAAGTCGCCGGCAGAGATTAAGCACTACTTCACCCGCTGGGACTAACGCGGCCACTCTTTTGAGCGCCGATAGGCATATGCCGATTGCCTGTTAAGGTGTTTGCATATGGAGTTAGCCGACCTTCCCCAACCGGAACGGGAAACCACCGTTCCACCGGAGGAGTTACACGTCGACGGCGATAACCCCAACGAGCAACCCGACGAGATGTTCGGCCTCCTATGTGAGAATATGCAGAAACGCGGGTGGGTTGGCAACGCTATTATAGCCGACACGGACGGCCTGATTGCCGACGGTGAACACCGATGGAGAGCGGCCCAAGAAATTGGACTGGCACACGTTCCGGTCAAGTTCTACGATCTTACCGACTCGGAGCGCCGCTTGTGGCGACAGGAACTCAATAAGATTAGCGGCACTCACGACACCAAGCGGGACGCCCTTGAATACGACCACCTACTCAGTCACGGCCATAGCGAGGAGGTGAACGCGCTGGTGGATGCCGCCGACGAGGATTTAGACGAACTGCTGGCGGAACTCCGAATGGAAAGTGGCCAGTCCCCTGCGTATGAGTATGACCCTGAACACAACGTCTACTTTGAGGATTGTGTGCAAGGGATGCGTGAACGCCTTGACGACGATAGCGTGGATATGGTGTTTACGAGTCCGCCGTACAACATTGACAAGCAACAGTCGGGCACGCGTTCATCTGACACCGTGGAGTATGCAGACGATAGGACGCCGGAGGAGTTCAAGGAATGGTTAGGGCAGGTGTTCCGTGAGGTGGTTCGGGTGGTCAAACCGGAGGGGCATATCTTCATCAACTTAGACCACGACTGGACCGACGGCGATTGCGTTCCTTCAACTTGGCTTAGTGACGTGGTTCCTGCACCACTACGCTCAATTATTGTGTGGTCAAAAATGAGCTTTCACCGCCCACACTACCCACAAAGAGGACAATTTCAGACGGACCACGAACCAATTTACGACTTTTCTGTTAACCCACGACCACTTGATACCAACAAGGCCGGCGCGGTGTGGGAAATACCCACCGCCGAGCGAGTTGACGGGTTAGACTATGGGGAACACCCCGCCCCATTTCCGACAGACCTTGTTACACGCGCTCTAAATGAGGCCAGCGACGAAGGCGACGTTATCCTTGACCCGTTCATGGGAAGCGGCACGACGGCCGTGGCCGCTATCCAGAACGATAGGGATTACGTTGGGTTTGAGTTAGACGAAGAAGGCGCGTACAAACCGATTGTAGAACGCCGAATCGGTGAGGCAAAGCGGCAGAAAGACGCCAGCGTGAATCAGGCCAATGAGTGAGGAGATATGCGGCCACCCGAAGAACGACGGCGAACCGTGCGAATACACGCCCAAGTATGAGGACGGGAAGTGTGGCATCCACTCCGAGCATAACGACCGGAAGGTTGGCCGCCCCTCCGAGATAGAGGAACACAAGAACGACGTGTTGACGGGCGCCCGACAGGGTATGACAATCGCCGGGTGTGCCAGATTAGCGGGTGTGGCCGAGAAAACCCTGCACGATTATCTGAATAAACACCCGGAATTTAGTAAGTCGTTCTACCGTGCGCGTGCGCAAGGGGAGTTATCGCACATCCAGAGCGTGAACGACAGGGGTTCACAGTTCCTGCTAGAGCGGTCGTATGGCTATACCAAGACGCAAGAGGTGGAGCATAGTGGCGAGGGTATGACTATCGCACTCCCCGAATCCGTGACCGACAAATGGGAACGCAACAACAGCAACAGCGAATAACGCCGTTTCACGAGCAAGAGCCGTTCCTATGGGATAGCCACCGATACTATGGCTACATTAGTGGTGTCGGGGCGGGGAAAACTGCAGTAGGCGTTATGCGAACCGCGTTAAACGCCGAGTTGTGGAACCGTGGAGACATGGGTGCGATAGTCGCGCCTACCACGGGTATGGTCAAAAACGCGATTCTCCCGCTCATGCGTGACTTTGGCCTTCTCAACAGGTGGGAATACAAGGGCCCACAGTCGTCCGAACCCGGCCTGCAGACACCCGACGGCGGGCGTATCGTAATCCTGTCGGCCGACAACAAACGGCAGGTAGAGCGCCTTGCATCCCTCAATCTTGCGTATTTCTGGATTGACGAGAGCCGTGACGTGCCCCAACGCGCCCGGCAAATCCTCATCCAGCGATTACGACAGGGTGACTACACCAACGGGTACATGACGTCGACACCGAGAGGGAAGAACCACGATTACCAGTTTTTTGTCGGTGAGCAAGACGCAGACCGCCGGACTCGGGGCGCTTCGACAGTCTATGAGTCGGAGGATCGGCTTGCAATCACAAACGTATCCACGGGTGCCAACCCGCACCTTGACCCGGACGACGTGCAGGCCATTCGTGACGAACACCCGTCGGGCCTGTTAGAGCAAGAGGTTGAGGGTGGGTTTGTCGAACCGTCCGGTGGTCTGTTCAAGCCGGATATGTTGGAGTTCGTCACACCAGAGGACTTGCCGAACCGTGATTTCCGGTGGGTGGCCGGCGTTGACGTGGGTGTCGAGAGTAACACAAAGCGGGCGAATCAGAAGGATACCGACTATTGGGCCATATCCTTGCTTGCGGTTGACCGGATGGATAAGACGGCGTATCTTGCGGATTGCCTTCGTGAGCGTGGCATGACGTTGAAACAGGGTGTCGCATGGATTCGTGAGCAAATGAGTACCGTGCCGGCCCCAACGCTGTATGTGGAGAGCAATGCCGCGCAAGCGTGGTTGCCTCAACAGCTATCCGACGAGGGGCTTAACGCGGTTCAAATCCACAGTCGGGACAAGAAAGAGGAACGCCTTACCGCTCTTACCCTTCCAGTAGAGCGGGGTGACGTGAAACTCGTGAACCGTGAGATTGACGATTCGTTAGGATACGACCCACGGTTCAAGGAGCTAATCAGCGAGATGTTGTCGTTCCCGAATGGCTCACATGACGACGTTCTTGACTCACTCCATATGGCGGTTAGCAACGTGGATTTCGCCGGATCGTCTGTCTTTGCCAGCAACCCATATTCCGACGATAACGAACTTTAATGGTGGTAGCGCCGCTGTGTGTAGGTATGTCGGAGAAAGCCTTGGGGAAGGCACGTAGCGATAGCACGGGCGGCGACTTTAATCTGTCCTGTCGAGAGTGCGGCAAGGAGTACGATTCACGGCAAGGGTTGGTGTATCACTACAAAACAGACACGAATGAGTGTGTGGGACTTTCGTGCAGGCGGTGTGACGCCACTCACTTGCGGGATCGGGTGACCTTGTATCGCCACATGGCGAAGGTACACGGCGTGGGCCACTCGTACATTGACCCGCGCCTGTCTGATTCGGAGTGGTATCGGCGGGCCTACGTTGACCGTGGCCTTACGACAACGGACATAGCCGATAAGTGCGGGTGCAGCCCCGAGACGGCCCGCGAGTGGAAACGGAAACACGGTATTGAGAGCATCGGAGAATACAAGAGCCGGGGCACGGGCAAGGACAATGCGACGTGGGTTGACAACACCGAGACAACCGAGTGTGCCTATTGTGGTGAGAGCATAGAAATTCGGAAGCGCCGGATTGAACTGGCAGAAAACAATTTCTGCAATCCCGGTTGCCACTCGACATACGTGAGTGAGAATCGCGTTGGGGAGAATCACCCGCTCTACAAGGGTGGGCCGAAATACTACGGTGTCGAATGGCGACAAGAGATACGGCCAAAAGTCAGAGAGCGGGACGGGCATACGTGCCAGTTCTGCGGGATTACCGAGTCGGAGATGCCGAGAGAGTTGGACGTACACCACCTGATACCCGTGGACGACTTTGAGACAACGGCGGACGCCCATGAGCTACACAACTTAGTGTGTGCGTGCCGTTCGTGTCACCAGACATGGGAGGGAATACCGCTACGCCCCGACACGGGTGGTGAATAGAATGGACCTGCCTGAGTTGGCGCGAGACGGCGCAGAGAGCGTAAAGGCGAAGGCCACGTCGGTTATCCCGTGGTTGCCGGACCCGTGGGTCTGTGAGTGTGGTGGGGCGTGTGTGGCCGATACGCAGTTTGTAGAAGAGCAAGCCATGCCGGTGCAAGTCTGGCAATGCCGGGAGTGCAAACGCCGCTACTATAGAGATGAAAACAGTAGTGTATCAGCAAAGCCCTACAAGTGACGTAGTGGTGTAGTACGATAGGCCTAAATTGCACACACTTATGTAGCACTATCACGTAGCCACGGTGTAGTATGAGCGAAAGCGAAGCCAAGGAATACACTTCCCTCCGAGTTGAGAAAGGTGTCGTGGCCGAAGCGCGAGACGCCAAGCACGAGGGGGAGACGTGGAGTGAGTTTATCCGCCGATGTAGCGACACCCGCCCGGAGATTGTGGAGTACGTCAAGGCCGGCGAGATTGACGTTGGGACGGCGAGTGTTGACGTGGAGGAACTGGCCGCAGCACTCTCAAAGAAGATGGGATCGGACTTAGAGCTTGCCGCGCACCGAGGCGCTTCCGACGCACTGGAGGAGGCGAGTCGGTAATGGTGTCTCTGACGGCCGACGGTGTGCGACGGATTCGTGAGTCCCACCTCCCGCGCAACGAATTTGTTAGAATCACTGGCAAGGCACCAAACGACAAAGAGATGGATTGGGTTATGTCCGGTTGGATACCGGGGAGTCTGCCATGAAGCGAGACGGCACGCCCGAGACGTGGTTAGAGGCGTGGGTGTTGGAGTCGGGATTGGGGCGCATGGCGTTCCACACTTGCCAACCCGAAGAGTTCACCCGAAACCAAGTTGAGGCATTGAACAACAGTCGCTTTGATGTAGTGAACAACCCACAGTCGCACAGTGTCTTGTCGTGGGTTCGGAAAGAGACGCAACCCCACCGTCTTGCGGGTGCCGAACCACGCACCCAACCGGAGGACGCAGGGGAATGAGTGACGCGCCGGTTTGCACCAACTGTGGCGTAAACCACCCGTGGTTATTGAACCTGAATGATATGGTCCGCGTTATCAACTTTGAGTGCAACGAGTGTGGGTGGCAACAGACGCGAATAGTTGAAGAGTAGCACAACGCCTTTGCACACGCCGGATAAAGGCGATAACAAGCAATGGGTCTGTTTGAAACCTCTCGCCAACTCGCCACGCTTTACGCGAGTTCGCTCAAACGCCGTCTTGAGAATCGTGGCCGGCCAAACACAATCACGGACGCGGGCGGGACGATGGATTCCTATTCCTTCGGCCAGCAAGACCTTAATCGGAACGAACTCCGGCAGGCCAAGCACATCCGCGAGCGTGGGGGCCTTGTCGCGCAACTGTTTCACACAAAGGCGCTCATCAAGTTTGGGACGGGCGCGGAACTACAGGCAGAGGACGACGAACTTGAAGCGTTCCTGCAAGAGACGTTTACGAACCTTGACGATTTGGTGCTTGACTTGGGCGAGGACGCGATTTGGTTTCCGTATGGTCTTGGCGAGATAGTTCCCTCTGCCACGGGCCGGCGATTCGGTCACATCCAGTTGGTGGAACCGTGGACGATGCTCCCTGAGGAGAACGAATATGGCGACATACTGGGGTGGACGCAAGAGACGGAAGGGCGCGGCCGTGAGAGCAAGTTCTACCCCGAGGGGGAAGTTGGCTCCATTATCCTCAACAAAGCGTCTGGTAGGGACAACGTGGGCGTCTCGGAGGTACTGCGCACCGAAGAGGAGATAACCCAATACAAAGAGAATCAGCGGGCCGTCAACAAGGCCATTGAGGTTACTGGGTTTCCGCATCACCACTGGACGCTTGGGAAGGACGGCCAGACCCCAGTGAGTGACGACGAACTCCGGCGGGTTCGGAATCTAATCGACCAAGCCATGAAGAAAGGCGACAGTCAGATATTCACGGGGCCAGCCGTGGAACACAACCGGATTGAAGCGGGCGATATGCCGTTTGCCGAGATAACCGAGCGTGACCTACGGATGCTCACGTCTGCGATTGGCCTGCCGTTTGAACTCGTGGGCTACGGGAGTGACGGCCTTGGGTCCGGGCATGAAGCGAAACTTAAGATGGATTTGCTAGCGATCCAGAACGAGGCCGACCGACGCAGGTTCGGCCAACAGTTCGTTAGTGAGTTCGTCAAGCCGGTGATTCGAGAGTTTAGCGACTTTGACCCGAACGCAGAGGTGACGCTTGAAATCAAGCCCTTCTTGGACGACAAGCAGGACATGGCGTCCCTTATCAAACAGGTGGGGAACTACATGACGACGGACGAAGTGAGAGAGCGGTTGAACCTCTCCCCGGTGGAGGACGATGAAGTGGGCGAGTCGTTTGTCAACCCGGCCAAGCAAGAGGGTGGGGAAGAGGGCGAAGAGGGTGACAACCCGCTTGGTGGTCTGTTTGGGAGTGACCGCACGTTGAACGCGGGGGAAGAAGACCGGTATTATCTGCAGATGCTTAACAAGGTGGCGTGGGCGGACGACACCGACCGCCAGCTTGTCGCGTTTAGCGAGTCGGAGATACCGGAAATGGTCAAGCAACGCCTCCGTGACGCTATCCGTGGTGGGGCCATGTTTAGCGACTTTGAAACCATAGAGTCCGAGCGACTGTTTGAACCTCGCGAGTTCTTCATTAACACGCTTGAGGATGAGGGCTGCACGTTGGACGGCATGGCAGAGAAGTTGAGCACTGAGTTTGATGTGTCTCTCGACAAGGCCGAAACTATCGCTCGGACGGAAACCGCTTCGGTGGTGAACGGCGCACGGAAAGAGGCGTATCAA